GCCCGCAACGTCGCCTTCGTCAGCGCTCTCATGGAGAGCAAGCTGCCGATCATCTGCTGCGACATGCCGGAGGCCGACCAGTTCACGCTCCATATCCTCGCCGCCTTGGCCGAGCGCGAGGGACGCATGATCTCCGAACGGACGACGGCCGCCCTCCAGGTGCTCAAGTCCCGTGGCGTGAAGCTGGGCTCGGCTCGCGAGGGGCACTGGGACGGGAAAGAGCACCGCCGCGGCTTCCGCAAGGCCACGGAGGCGGCCCAGAAGATGGCCGAGGAGGAGATGAAGAGCCGGTACAAGCCGCTGGTGCCCTGGATCAAGTACATGCGGGAGTCCGGCTGCACGTTGCAGCAGATCGTGGATCAACTGAACGCCACGAAGAGCACGACCCGGACGGACAAGCCCTGGAACATCTCAACGTTGCGCCGTGTAATCCGCAAGTACCTCGGCCCGGACTATCTCGGCCAGAAGACGGCGAAGCTGAACCCGTGCCGCGCGATGGCGACGGTCTCACCGTCGCCATCGCTGTAGAGTTCGAGAGCAACGCATCAAGAGCACGCACCATGAACGAGACCGTTCTGTTCATAGCAGTGATCCTGATCGCTTGCGAGGTCGGCGCGCAGGCTACCGCCCGCGTATGTCGAGTCTACGAGTTGCGGCGATGCCGACGCGCTCGCCGCTACTTGCAGCACGCACGCGATCTGGACCGTGTTGGGCAGCGAAGTCCGGCCCGAATCATCCGGTGGGCGGTCAAGAGGGGCATTTTGTCCCCTCCCTGGAGGCTGAAATGAGCCCCAAGACCTTGCTTCTGGAATCTGTCTTTACGTTTTTCGCGGTCTTCTTCGGCACGCTTCTTCGCTACCTCGTGAAAGCGATCGCCAGCGCGCCTAGGCTGGGCAAACGGGCGACGTTCGAGACGTGGGCGCGGGGCGTCGGCCTCGACCTGACGCGAAGCCGAGTGGTCCCCATCCAGTATCAGCACCGCGAGACCTGCCTGGTGTGGGAGGCGTTCACCGTAGGCTACAAACTCGGCATCAGCACTCCGCGCGAGATCAGGATATGACGTACTGGAAAGAGCGAAAGCTAAGCGCGAAGCGGAAGAAGCGGATCGGCCGGCTGGTCCGGGAGTGCGGCCTCCTGGACCGGCGCGACGAGATCAACGGCATCCGGGGCTGGAATGCCCGCCGACAGCGGGTTCACGCGCTCACACATCAGCAGCGCGTCGAGAAAACGCGACTCTGCGAGTCACATTATTCGAGTCCGAGTTCGAGGTGAGAGATGATGGACTACTATGTGGTTGAAGTGAGGGCGAAGCACGGCCACGGGCTGTGGCTGGCCGTGAACGTAATGAAGTCCCAAGGCGGCCGGCTGGCCATCGAATTGGCCGAGAGCATCCGGCGGAAGACGCACCCGCAGATTCCCAAGGACCGGCAGCGCGTCCGGCGAGTCGGCTACGAAGAGTACCGGTCCACGGGCACCGAACTGGCTCGTCACTACGGCTGTGGCGACCGTCTCGACCAGATGGAACAACTGCTGATCGGCTGTGACGCCCTGATTTCTATTTGACTTGCAGCACATTTATGGTATATGTGAATAGAATGAGGCGTTTGCACCTTGGAGACTGCAACGGTGACCCGCGAAGAATGGCTTTTGAAGATGGTCGCCACGCTCCGAAGGGACTTCGAGCGGATCGGCTTCTGTCTGCCCGAGAAGATCAGGGCCTCGTGCTCCTGGCCGTCGAAATCGGCCTTGGCCGAGAAGAAGAAGCGGATCGGTGAGGCGTGGAGCGCCGAGTGCTCCGGCGACCAGCACTTTGAGACCTTCATCAGCCCCGTGCTGAAGAACCCCATCGACGTGGGCGCGACGCTGGTTCACGAGTTGTGCCACTGCACCGCCGGCCTCGACCAGGGGCACCGGGGACGCTTCAAGGACGTGGCCCGCAAGATCGGCCTGGAGGGCAAGCTGACGCAGACCCATGCCGGCGATGCCCTCAAGGAACGGCTCCAGGAGATCATCGACGAGATCGGCCCGTATCCGCACGCCGAGTTGAAGCACTCGAACGCCCCGAAGAAGCAGTCCACCCGGATGCTGAAGGTCGAGTGCCCGGCCTGTGGCTGCATCTGCCGCATGACCCAGAAGTGGATCGACGAGGCGGGCTGCCCGACGTGCGCCTGCGGCGAGCAGATGTACCTCGAAGGCGAGGCCCCGGACCCGCCGGAGACTGAGGAACCCGAATTGGAGACCGCTAATGCCTCGAACGCCTAAGCAAAAGGAACGCCAGCAGCACCGGGACGAAAGCGGCAGGTATACCGAGGTCAACCGTTGCCAGGGCTGCACGAAACGGCTCGGTGTCGATTACTGCTCGCACGCGCTGACTGACTGCCACGGCAGTGACGGGGCCAACTGGGGCGACATCGCCATCTGCCTGTGTGAAGACTGCCTGAAGCGGACGGAGCAGTTCACGGCCGTGAGCCAGTTCATCGCCTACGCCAAGCGGTGTGGAGGGATGGAATGACGAAGAAGTTCGTTCGGATTTGCGGGCTGTGATGGTCGAAGTGGATTGACGGGGCTGCCCCGAAGTCACAGCCGTGTCACCCGGCAGTGTAAACGTACTTGAAGATGGCCTCCTCGGAGGCGGCAAGCGCGCCGCCAAGCGCGCCGCTGACGGCAAACGCCGCCGCCCGATGCGTTTCTGACCTCTCCGTCTGACCCGACCCCACGGTTAGACCCGGGGGAGGTAGAGTTGAGCATGGATGTCGTCTCCCTCCCACGCCTGAGCATTGCGCTGGTTGCTGGCGTGCTGTTGGTCAGTTTCTACGGCCGGTCGCTTTGGCAAGTAAAGACCTGGACCATCGGCCGGCTCGCATTCCGCACTGTAGTAACCGCTGTGATCGTGTATTTCCTGGCCGGTGCCGCCTACTCGGTCTACTGGGTCCAACCCTACCAGGGCCCGTATGTCTGGGTCTCCTGGAAGCACTTCCTGATTGCGCTGGCAATCTCGCCTGTCTTGGTTGCGGCAGTTGCTGAGTGGGCTCGGGTGATTCAGCGCTCCGGTCCATGGACGCCGATGCGGGCGCTCGGCCTGGCCGGCATGACGGCAGTAGTCGTGGAAATGGCGTATGCCCTAGTCTGCTTCGCCTACCGGGCGTTTCCCTGACCGACTGCTACGGCAGTGACGGGGCCAACTGGGGCGACATCGCCATCTGCCTGTGTGAAGGCTGCCTGAAGCGGACGGAGCAGTTCACGGCCGTGAGCCAGTTCATCGCCTACGCGAAGCGGTGGGGAGGGATGGAATGACGAAGACGTTCGTTCGGCCCCCAAGGCCATCGCTGCCAGATCAGCACCGGCATTCACGATTGCTTGACCTTCGGCACTGGCAAGCTGAGCGACACCGGCTCTTGCGAAGATCGTCAGCAAGCGGACCCGGAAGCAAGCCGATCGCCAGAAGCACCGGGACCGTGGACCGTCGCCGTGGCTATTCGCGGCGGCTAGCGCTGGTTCTTCGACTGCTGGATTCGCCGGTCGCTTTCGAGGTGTGGCCGTCGATCTTCGGGCCGGCCGCTCGCGTACCGGCTAAGTCTCCCTCGAACGTGCCGCGTCGGTTTACAGCTAGAACCTATCCGCGTAAACTGATGTCTTGGTAGGCGGTTTGGTTCCGCCGTGAGGTTTGCGTGGTCTGCGTTGGTGATTGACTACAAGAGAGGTCGGCGCCGCTACGCTGTGGATCGATCTCTGCCAAGTGCCCTGCTAGCTGGCCAAGCTGGAGGCGAACCGATGTGCGACATCTGCGAAGGCCGCCCGTTGGACTTCGACTCACTACAGAGCGAAATCCGTTGTCTACGGCGTCAAGTCAACGGCCCGGAAACACTGTTACAGAACGCGACCAAGGCCGACGAGATGCGATTCAACACAGGCAGCGAGTGGGGAGAACTAACTATATATCGTTCCGTTACGGAGCGTATCTTTCACAACCCCGACCCTGACAACGGTCTCCTGCTGTTCGTCTTGTCCTGTTGGCTCAACATGCAACTAGCTTATACCACGATTTGGACAACTTACCTCAGCAAAGCCAAGAGTTGGATCGAACATGACGCTTGGCAAAAGCCTCCTCGCAATACCCCAAAAGGGAGATTCCCGCGACTCGTGCAGCCTCACCTAGAGAAAACAGTCTACACCCTGGACACGGGGTCTTATGCGAGAAGTCTAGGTAGCTGGCTCGTGCAGGCTGTACTTGGCATTGTTCAAGAGCATGGTGCCGCACCCGGAAATCTTTACCGATTCGTTGGAAAGGTCTGCGCCGATCTGTACGAGCCCGCAGCTTCAGCCTCCCGATTCGTCGGATTCATGCGGCAAGGGCGTCTCCCGACCAGCTTCCGCGGCACGCACTACAAACGCCTAGCGATGTTGGTGATGTTCCTGAGACGAGACCAGAGCCTCATCAAATGCCTTTTAACCCGAGCGTTGCTGGCACAGCCGCACGGGGATGATGCACTGAGGTACTGGTACGATCCCGCATACTTTGATCCCACTGAAAGCGAGCTTCCCGTTGATAGTAACGTCGTAAACAACTGGAGCGCATTGGGCATCCCTGGATTGGGCGCTAGCTCACCGACAATTGTGGCTATGCAGGCTAGAAGGCTCGCCCGCAAGCACAATCTGCCACCCTCGGTCTTCGATGCGATTCTGTTCTACTGACAACACGCCCTACGTTGCAGAATACTCCGGGCGTCCGTAACCGATGGTGTTACCGGCCAAGTCGCTCCCTTGCCACCGCCCGCTCCCCGTCACTAAAGAGCGTTTCAAACTCAGGCTCCAATATCAAGTGTTCCGCCGTGAGATGCAGGCATTCGCAAAGCGCGAGATCGGTGAAGCCGTCTTGGATGTCCGGGTTCACCAGGAGTCTCTTCGCGGTCTCGAAACCTCCTTCTCTTCTCACCATCTGGATGAACCTACTGCCTTTGTAGCCTGGACACTTGTCCTTGGCTTCATCATATATCCGCAACATCTCGTCATGAAACCGCCTTCTCAAGTCGTCCTTATCAGTCGCCATGTTATCGCACCCCCTTCCTTTAGGTTATCGCACAGCAACGGTCTGCATACATGCTGGGCTCAAGTCCTGGTGCCTACGGCGTGGAGAACTCCAGAAAGTCACCCCCGTCACGGCATAAGCTGACCCGAACCGTCTCTGCCGATCCAAGGAGTGGCGCCACCAATTTGGCGAGCACAAACATGTGGTGCTTTCCGCTCACGCCACTGGATGGACCGTGCGTGGTAACCGTGCAACTGGAGTAAAGGTCTTGACGGTCAGTCACGGCACTCAAACCGTCAATAGGCTGTCTCGCAAATCCCGACCGCCTCCACTGGAGGATTCCTTGTTGGATACTCGTCGTTTGCATTGCCCAGTAATCATCCCATTTGCCTGCCATGATGAATTCTTCCCGCTACAAGTTCGCAACACCTGCAAAGCACCTCGGTGATTTCGGACCCACTCCCCCTTAGTTCTCTGGTGTGCTACTCGGTCTTACGTCGCAACCGAGCGATCCCTGCAAAACTCAGAGCGATAAATGACCAGACGATGAGGGAGGACGGTTCGGGGATGACCGTTGCCGCGCCTGTGGGCTTCACCAATAATCCCCCGCTCGAAATGAGCCGCTGAGTGCCCGTCACGGAATCGACGCCGATGATGCCTGCCGCGAGGTCTGCGACAAGCAATTCCGTGCCGAATCCCATCCGCACGCTCGTGGGATTCTCAAACAGTCCACCCACACTGAAGGTACTCTGCGAGCCGTTTGCCAGTTCAACAGCAATCAATGCGCCCGGACCGATACCCCCCTCGATTCCAGTATCGACAACAAGCAACTGGCCATGTGGTCTGATAACTCCAGCACGCGGGTTTATCAGCAGTCCTCCTTGCGACAAGAGAGTCTGGCTTCCGCTGGTCGGGTCGATTTGAAAAATCCTGCCATCGCTATCGACCGGACCTCGGTCGATAGCAAAGATGTCGCCTGATGCGCCTGCCACTACGCCGTTCGGCTCGATGAAACTGCCTTCAGAGGACACGAGAGTCTGAACTCCCGTCGAGAGGTCAATGCGTATGATGGCCCCGTGCCCGTCGAAGGCAGCCCCATCACCGACCAGAATGCTCCCGTCCGTGTCGAAGTCCATCGCCCGCGGGTCAGTAAGAAAGCCCCCTTGACTAATTATATGCTGGGCGCCGGTGATTGGGTCGACACCGAAGAGAATTCCCGGCTGCCCGATTCCCGTGTCAAGGACAAGCACTTCGTTCATTTGCACACTAAACAGTACGTCGGTTGGCTCCAGAAACATCCCCCCGCTGCTGAGCAGGGTCTGAGCCCCAGTGTGTGTATCGACGTAGAGGACACCAGTCGTTGCATCCGAAACCACAATTAAGGCTGCTCGACACAGAGGCGCATTTATCCAACAACAGAATGCGATTAGCACCGCAGCATACAAAGTCGAGCGTTTCATGATGGGCCTCCTTCAGTCAGAAGAACCTCTGCCCTCCGGATATTGCGTGGCGACGCACCGGTGCTTCACCTCAAGAAGTCGAAGGTGTTGCGCGTCGGCAGTTAGGACGTGCTTGCGTCATCCGAGCAAGATTGGCTTAGGTGGTGGCTTCTCGGCGATGCTTGCCTCGGTCACCGCATGGACTTCGATGCCGCCCAGTGCTGTTTACCGGCGAAGCAAACCCCGACCTTCAGGGGATGGTATCAGTTTACCATTGCGCCGAGCAGAATCAATATGTAACCGATGACGACGAACGGGAAGAGGGGGCGTGTGACCGGGAGAGTCACGCTCAGCGCAGGTACGCCGGCACTATGGGCGAAGGATGAGCGTCTTGCCCTCACGAGGTCCAACCTGTTCCGGGAGTAGCGGTTGTAGGACACGGCAACATGGATTCCTGCTTCACGTCTTGACGTGCGCCACATTTGTGGTATATTTGAGTACAGTCGAAGCAACGCATCTTGATTCACATCACTGAGAGGCTTCCATGTTCGTCTGTATCCAGAACCCCGGCGTGGCTCCCGTTGAAGGTTACACCTTGCTTGGCGTCTCGACGACCCGCGACTGCGGCGTGGACGGCACCGTCGGCCAGTTCGGCAGTGGCACGAAGCACGCCATCAACGTGCTCCTCCGTGCCGGCCTGAAGGTCTTCGTCTACTGCGGCAAGACCCGCCTCGATTTCCAGACCCGGGACGACGAGGTAGACGACGGCCTCACCCGCAAGCCCGTCAAGCGCGTCGTGTGCAAGCTGGGCGGCACCTCGACCCGGACCATCGACCTGGGCTGGGTGCTCGACTTCGGCGTGATCGACTGGACCGACTTGAGCATGGCGCTGCGGGAGTTTGTCAGCAACGCCATCGACCGCACCCTCCGCGAGGAGAACGGCGAGTTCATCCCCGCCCTCCAGGACGAGCGGTTGTCGGTCACGGAGGTGGACGACGCCAAGGTGCGGGCGAAGGACGGCTACACGCGAGTCTTCGTCGAGTGCAACGACAACGTGCGGCGGTACGTCGCCGCGCTGCCCAAACGGTTCCTCCACTTCTCGGATCGACCCGAGCAGGTAAAGCAGTCGCTCCTGCCCAAGGCGGATCGCAGCCTCAGCGGCCGGCAGACAGCCGTGATCTACCGGGCCGGCGTCTTCGTCCGCGAGATCGAAGACACGGACGAAACCTCGGTCTACGACTACAACTTCAAGCCGAGCGAGTTGCCGATCGACGAGTGCCGTAACTCCACCGACTACGCCACCAAGGCCGCGATCTCCCGGCTGTACCGCAGGGCGACGAGCCAGGAGTTGGTCCCCGTCATGGAGGCCATGGTCGCGCAGAAGCCGGTCTACGAAGAGCACCTGGACCCCTACTACGTCATCCCGTCCTGGGAGGAGCCCAAGGAAGAGCAGAAGAAGAACTGGCAGCAGGCGTGGGAGGCGGTTGCCGCCGACGCCGTGCTCTGCGGCCCCTCGTCCGCCATCGTCGAGTTCGTGGAGCGTAAAGGGTACAAGGCCCAGCCGGTGCGTTCGGCGTCCTTCGTGGGCGTGGCCGAGCGCTTCGGCATTAGGACGGCCTCCAAGGTGCTCACCACGGACGAAAAGAACGGCCGCGAGAAGCTGCCGCCCACCGAGGCGGCCCAGGCCGGCGTGGATGAAGTCTGGGGTTGGTTGACAACGTACAATCTGGCCAACGGCATCGAGAAGCCGCCGGTCGGGTGCTTCCACGACGTGATGGACGCCGGTAGCCGCACGATGGGCTTCTGCGACGACGAGGGCGTCTACATCGCCGACGATCAGGCCAGCGACCGCAGCAAGCCGCTCTTGAAGACGGCCCTGGAGGAGTGCATCCACTGGATCACGAAGGCGACAGACGGCTCCCGCGACTTGCAGGACTTCGCCTTCCGCATGATCGTTGAAATTCTGGCGTGACGTGACTTGCGCCGAAATTGTGGTATTCTTGAATTCAGAGGCCGAGAGACACGGAGACCCGCCGCCGCCGAGGTTGTTTCGTTCTGAGTTCCGATCGAGGAGGCGAAATGGCTGAACCGTTGTTTTCCCTGGGCCAGTTGGTGGCCACCTCCGGAGCCTTGGACGCACTTCAGGAGGCTGGCCAGTCGCCGGCTGTCTTTCTCAGCCGGCATGTCACGGGCGACTGGGGCGACTGCTGTGCCGAGGATGCTGCGGCCAACGACCAGGCTCTCAAGGACGAAACCCGGATTTTCAGTGTTTACCACACGGCGACAGGCGTTAAGATATGGGTGATTACGGAGGCCGACCGATCCTCCACCTGTATCCTGTTGCCGAGTGAGTATTAGCATGGATGAACGACCGATTGAGCGTCAGGAGTTTGAGTGGGGCGTGCAGTTGACAGCCAAGCCCTTTGAGGGCGACAAGGACCTCAGCGGGATGTCGATCTACTCGGAGATCACCTTCCCGAGGCCAAATCGAGGCTGCATTGTGAAGATCACCTTCTCGGCAGCCCTGATCTCGGCGCCCTTGGGCCTGCAAGATGCCCAGATTTGGGAGAATGCGATGTCGGCGATTCTGGCCGAGACACGCACGGTGGTGGCCGAGATGAAAGCGGCGGCGAAGGCTGCCGCGCCGAAGAAGAAAACGGCGAAGCGGAAGAAGTAGCCGTCAATGCAAGTGCCCCGAGGCCGCTCGCGCGCCCGTCTCGGGGCTTTCTCGTTTACTGCTGCTTTCGCAGCCAGTCGGACACGGCATTGTCCAGGACGGCTGCCCTCTTTACGAAGCCCGGGTTGCCCCGGTGTTTCTCTCTGAATTGCACGCACTCGCGGGCTTGCGGGTTGCGGTGCTTCTCCAACAACGCCCGGTACACCTCGATGGCCGGCTTTCTGGGCTTCGTGTCCACCAGGTAGCGCCCCGCCGGGATGAAGCCGTCCAGACAGAGCACGTTGAGGATCAAGAGCACATCGCTCGTGCGCTGGCCGTGGCGAATCCGCTCGGCCTTGTTCTTCGACTCCCAGGCCAGCGGTAGCTCGCCGGTCACGGCGTACTCCGGGATCAGGCCCGGTGCGAAGCCGGTAGCCCGGAAGAAGCTGAATTCCCGCATCTTGTAGACGGTCGCCAGGTACTTCTCCAAGTCAGCGTAATGGACCCGGAAGTGCGGCAGGTGGATCGCCGGCAGCTTGGGCTTCGGCTTGTCCTCGGGCCACTTCCAGGGCTCCCTTGGCTGGTATCGGTGGCGGCGGATCAGCATGGCAACTCCTCGAACGCGAAGGTGTTCTCGGCCTTCGGCTCCACCGTGACCATTACGTTGAAGGTCTCGTCGCCGAGACGGACGGCCACGCCCTCGGCGGCCGGGTTGTCGCGGAGGAAGGCCACTGCCGCGTTGATCTCGGGTCTGTCGTAGAGGCCCTGGTGGACGCCGGGGGTGAGCCGGCCCCAGTCTCCAGTGCCGCGTCGGTAGAGGATCACGTAACGTCGCATCGTGTAAACGTCCTGACTACGGGTTCTCGTTCGGCCGTCGTTCAGCCGCACCAGGGTAGGTGTCAAAACCCGCGCGGGCGGCTCATCTAGTCGGCCGTGTCACCGCCGGACTTCACGGGAAAATCCATGCAGCCGTGAGATTCAGGAGGCCGTTTGCCCGCTTATGTAGGTAGGAGGCGGAGCGCGGACCATGAAACGTGCTGTAGACCCTGCCGATCCCCGACGCTGTAAAGGGAACACCCGCGACGGCCAGTGCGGCAATCTGGCCGAACCCGGGTCCGACTACTGCTGCGCCTGCGGCGGCAAGGATCACAGCCGCGAGCAGGAGCGCCGGCAGTACCTCCTCACGAAGGCCGAGTACCGCAGACGCTTGGCTGAACTGGGCGATCACGATGACGTGAAGTCCTTGCGGGACGAAATCGCTATCGCCCGGATGCTGATCGAGGAACGATTGAACAGCATCCAGGACAAGAACGATATGCTCGCGTCGTGCGGGCCGCTGAATCAACTCCTCTTGACCGTCGAACGACTCGTCAAATCGGCTCACGTTCTCGAACAGAACCTCGGTCTGCTCCTGTCGAAAGAGACTGCGATGCGGCTGGCGAACCATCTGGGCGCGATCGTAACCGAGGTGCTGAAAGAGGAGGGCATCCCGCACTACGAAGAAGTGGCGGATGAGATATTCCATCGCTTCGCCCTCTGCGCCAAGGGCGCCCAGAACGAGGAGCCCGCCCGCGCCGTGAAGCTGCTGTCAGGGCCGCTGTCTCAATGAATCTTGCAGAGGCGGGAGTGTGAATCTACGACTCTGCGCGTGCGGCGGGATCATCCGCTACCCGGGTGAGACTCGTTGCGAAGATTGCTGGTCAATGGATCAGCAACGGTATCGCTGCAAGAGCCCACGCCCTCACTTTGTGCGAGGCCGGCCGCAAGGGGAGGCAAGCTATGACGATTCTGCCTGCGAGAAAGCCGGGCCTCCCAGATGCGAGCGGCGGCGTTAAGGCCGGCGACATCATCGGCTTCAGTGGCAAGTCCTGGTTGAGTGCCGCCATCAACATCGGCACCTACGGTATCCCGTTCTGGCATATCAGCCACGTCGGAATCATGGGCCATGCGTCGGATGGGCGGCTGCTGATCTTCGAGTCCACGTCACTCAATGGCGACGAGCCCTGTGAAGTGACGGGCAAGCCGATCATCGGCACGCAGGCGCACAGCCTGAAACGAATCCTCGAACTATACCGCGGCCGCGCGTGGCATTACCCGCACTACCGGCCGCTTTACTCCTGGGAGGATGAACGACTCACTGAGTTCCTGACGGACACCATTGGAACGCCCTACGACTTGATGGGCGCGTTCCGTGCCGGTGGGATCGGGCTCTCCTGGATCGAATCGCTCTTCCGCGAACAAGACCTGACGACCATCTTTTGCAGCGAATGGGTCGCCGCCGCTTATGCCTACGTCGGCCTCCATCCGACCGACAACGTGAGCCGTTGGAACCCGAACAGGCTGGTGCGCCATCTGAGATGGGATGGCATCATCTGCAAGCCCCGGAGACTCAAATGAAGCGAACGCTTTTAGGGCTGGTGCTCTTGCTCTGCTGCACCGGCTGCGATCTCAAGTTGCGGATTGACCTGGACAAGTTCGACCCGAAGCCGACGCCCGTTGTCAACGAAGAGCGCCCCACGGTCAATCTTCCCGAGGTTCTGCGTCAGAGGAACTGGCGCGGTGACAAAGGCGAGGGGTCCTGCGTCTGGGCCTCGACGATTTCGCTCTTGCGCTGGCAAGGACGCTACCACACAGCCGACTGGATTCGACGGAACTACGGAAACGGCGAGTGGCCCGATCACTGGATCGAGCGGGCGGACAAGATCGGACTTCGCTACGCCATCACAACGAACGGAGACGTGTCCTTCCTGGAATGGGCCTGCAAGACACGGAGAGGCGCGGGCATCACGGTCATGGGCGGCAAACACATGGTCTGCCTGGTCCACCTGGATAGCGAGTGGGCTGCCCTTCTCGATAACAACGCCCCGTCGAAGTACATCTGGGTTCCGCGTGAAACCCTGATTGCCGAATGGAAAGCATCGTATGGGTGGGCCTTGGCGCCGATCTACACCCCTGCGGCTCCGTTGCCGCAGTAGTCGCAAGTCACGTTCTTCTCACAAGCGAGGTATGCAGATGAATCGTATCGTGTTGTGTTTGTGTCTCGTGCTGGCAATGGTCGCCGGGCTCGGTGCTCCGGCCGTCGCCGCGCAGGGCGCTCTGAATGGCGTGCTCGTCCAAGAGCGCGTGGTCAACCTTCCCCAGGATCAAGGCAAGTGGTACATCTCGGTCGTCGGCGACGCCAACGATGCACGATACCGGACCGTGCTCAGTTGGTTCGACACGCACGAGAACCTGAAGCACCTGAAGGATCAGGTCCACTTCTGTCCGGTCAAGTCCAATACGGCGATCTACAAGAAACGCTACGCCCAGAACGTCAAAGGGCTGCCGACTGTTCGCGTGCAGAACAGCAAGGGCGTGGTGATTTACGAAGTGGCTGGCCTGGCGATTCCTTTGACGCCGGACGCTCTCTATGCCGCGATTGCCAACGACGTTCAGGTCGCGCAGGGTTGTCGGCCGATTCTGCCGTGGCGGCGTGAGATGGAGCGGCGCTGCCGTCCGTGTCCGCAACCGAATCCGCAGCCGGAGCCGGACCCCGGTCCGCAACCGCTGCCGCCGTCTCCGCCGGGTCCGCCGGACATCGTGAAGCCCACCCAGTCGGTCCTTCCGCCGTGGTGGGCAATGCTCCTTGCCCTGGTCGGCGGGTCGGCCGTGGGCGTCGTCCAGAAGTGGCATGACACCTACGCCCAAAAGTAAGTCCTGATCCCTGATCCGCCACGCCGGTGTGGCAATCGTTCCGAACACGTTCTCCAACAGTGAGGTACAACAATGGTCGTTTCCCTTTCGCAAGTTCTCGTGCTCGCTCTGGTCGTCGTGGTTGGTTGGCTGGCTGCGAAGTGGCTCTTCCAAAAGGACACCGAAGTCGAGAATCGTCGCCGCGGTGCCGCCAAGCTGGCCGCCAGCCTCAGGGCCTACGGCCTCGTCAAGATTCCCGACTTCCTGATCGACTACAGCGTCGGGGACTACAGCGGCATGGCCGAAAAGATGAAAAGCCTTGCCGAGATGTTCCTGGCCGGCGAGCAGGCCGTGGTCACTGAGTTCGATGCCGTCTTCGAGCGGGTCTTGGCTCAGAAGTTGCAGACCGAGGCCGGGCGAGCCCTGATCGCCTCGAAGCTGTCGGACGCAACGAAGCCGAGCGACCCGAGCGCCGTGAAGGCGGCTCCCGCCCCGGCGGTTGCTGCCGCTCCCGCCGCCAAGGTGTAAGCCCCTCTGGCGATAGCATCGCTAGATCGCCGCGCCCTGGCCGCCTTTGGCGACCGGGGCCGGTTCTCCAATCGCTCCCGCCTGGGCGTGAGCGATTCGAGAACTGACAACGGCCCTGGAGACAGACAATGAAATACGGATGGCTGAACTGGCCAGTAGGCGCTGTCCTGTTGGCGGCGATGCTGTTGATCTTCGTGACAGGCTGCGAGATGCCTCCCAACAAGGGCACCTGCGAACGGCCCCAGTTGGTCGCGTTCACGGCCTCCTGGTGCGGCCCGTGCAAGCAGCAAGCCCCCCTGGTCAACGAGATCGAGGCGGCCGGTGTTAAGGTCACGCGGATCGACATCGACCAGCGGCCCGATCTGGCCCGCCAGTACGGCGTGACCAGCGTGCCAACCTACTTCTACTACGAGTGCCAACAGCCGCCGTTGCGGACGAATCAAGCGAGCGATGTCCTGCAACGCATTCGACGCTGGAGGTAACGATGGCGACACGCAACCCTCGAAGACGCCGGTGCCGTAATTGCCCCGAGACGAAAGACGGGTTGCCGCCGCCCGAACCGGAGCCGGCCTTGGAAACGCCGACCTTCGGTGCCGAGGCCGAGAAGCTGTGGCAGTATGCCGTGTACGCCGCCGGCACCGCTTTGGAGACGCTCGGCGGCTACGTGGCCATGGACGTGCCGGGCGACGTGCTTCCGAAGTTGAAGCGATTGCACGCGCGGCTGGGTGACATCATCCAAACACGAGAGGAACGAATCAATGCGAGTTCCGATTCCCCAACTTGACACGCATCCCCTTGTCCGCATCACGGTGACGACTCCCAAAGGGACGTTCGTGGCGGAATGCGATAACTGCTACAAGCATCTCGACATCGAACTGCCCGAGGGCGTCGAGGAGCGGCATTGCAGCGTGGTCGCCGAATTCAAGCTGCGAAGCAACAAGATCGACCCGCGCATGAAGCCCGTAGTGATCCGGGAGGCCGAATCGAACCCCGAGCCGAAGCCCGAGCCCGAACCGGAACCGGAACCGAAGGCCGAATCGAATCCCGAGTCGAAGCCCGAGCCTGAACCACAGTCCGAATCCGAGCCCGAGCCGGAGTACCCGGTTCGCCGCAAGTACCCAAAGGACTGACGATCTGCCGAGAACCGACATGAACCATGAATCAGTTAGAAGACGCATTTGTCATGTCGGTTTGCGACAGCGGCCAAACCCGCACGCTTACCAGTTGCTCCCGATGGTCGGCAAGACGCCGCATCATGGGCCAACCGTTCCCGGGACCGTATAGCTGGAAGTATCACCCCTGGGTCCGCCAAATCCTCGACTCGAATGCGCAATTCAACTATGCAATGAAGGGCGCACAGTTGGGTGTGACCGAGGTGGCGATCAACCGGGCGCTCTACGTCCTCGACCGAATGCAGCGTGACGTGCTCTACGTGTTGCCCACGTCACTTAACGCCAGCGACTTCAGCAAGGCCCGATTCAATGCGGCCCTCAATCTGAGCCCTTACCTGAAGTCGATCTTCACGGACACCGACACGGTAAACCTGAAGCGGACGGCGACCAACTCGCTCTACATTCGCGGTTCTCGCGGCGACTCGAACCTGAAATCCATCCCCGTTTCGGACCTGATCCTGGACGAAGTGGACGAGATGGATCAGAAGCAAATCTGGCTGGCCCTTGAACGGTTGAGCGGCCAGCTTGAGAAACACGTCTGGGCCATCTCGACGCCGACGATTCCCAACTACGGCATCCACAAGCTGTTCCTCACCTCGACACAGGAGCATTTCTTATTTCAGTGCCCGCACTGCGGCCAGTGGACGGAACTGGTCTGGCCAGACTGCATCGAGATCATCGGGGAGACGGTCCTGGACCCGCGATGCCACGAGTCGTTCCTGAAGTGCAAGGAATGCAGGGGCCGGCTGGAGCATGAAGCGAAGCCCGAGTGGCTGAGCAGTGCGATCTGGAAGGCGATGAACGACCAGGGAAACCCGGACATTCGGGGCTTCCACATCAATCAGATGTACTCGTTCACCGTCACGCCCGGCGAACTGGTCGTGGCCTACCATCGCGGACTCGGCGACGAAGCTGCCGCCAAAGAGTTCCACAACTCGAAGTTGGGTCTCCCCTTCCTCGGCGACGGCGCCCAGATCAGTGACGACATGCTGGATGAGGCGGTGGGCAACCATACGATCAACGACCCGCGCCCCAAGGTCGGCGGGGAGAAGCTGGTGACGATGGGCGTGGACCAGGGCAAGGTCGGCTACATCACGGTCTGCGAGTGGATGCTGGACCGGCTGGACCGCGACATCAATGCCGTGGCCCAGTGTAAGGTGCTGTGGTTCGGCAAGTACGGCGAGGAAGACTGGAGCTACCTGGACGAGTTGATGCGGGAGTGGCAAGTCTTGGCCTGCGTGGTCGATGCCGACCCGAACATCAACGAGGCCCGACGCTTCGCCAGGCGTTTCTGGGGCTACGTCTGGCTGACCCGCTATCGCCGGGGCCAGACGGCGAAAGAGATGACCATCGAGGAGGAAGACAACGCACCGATTGCCCAAGTGGATCGCACGAGTTGGTTGTCGTGCGCCCTGGGGCGGTTCAAGGTGCAGCCCCCTCGCATCCTGCTGCCGCGCGACATCTCATTGGAGTACCGCGACCAGTTGAAGAACCTCGTGCGGACCTTCGAGAAGGACGACAACGGCAACTACAAGATGGTCTACGTGGCGACTGGCCCGGACCACTACGCTCACTCGCTCACCTACGCGGAGATGGGTCTGCCACTGGCGGCCTCGATTACCAGTGGTGAGAACATCAGCAAGTTCCTGTAGAGGCTAAGCATGAAGACGCCGAGTCGCATCATCGACAGCCGACACCCTGCGGTGCTCAACGGGCTGAACGACTGGCTGCTGTGGCGCAGGACCTACCGGGGCGGTGAAGAATTCCGCGATACCTACCTGGAGAAGTTTACCTCCCGCGAGGATCAGAACGACTTCAAGTCCCGGAAAAACGTCACGCCAATCCCCAGCTTCGCCAAGGCGGGCCTCAACGACGTAAGAAACTCCATCTTCCAGCGTATGCGGGACATCGTTCGGCGCGGCGGCAGTGAATCCTACCAGCGGGCGATTGCCGGGCTGGACCAGGGTGTGGATCGTCGTGGCTCGACGATGAACGCCTTCTTCGGTGTCAAGCTGCTGACCGAGTTGCTGATTATGGGCCGTGTCGGCGTCTACGTCGATGCTCCCATCACGCCCGACGTGCCCACGCTGAAGGACGCGAACGGAGCGCGGCCGTACATCTACAAGTACGACGTGGAAGACATCCTGAACTGGTCCTGCGCGAGTGCAGAGCAGCCGAGCGAGTTCAAGTCGGTGCTCCTGCGGGACACCACGCTGGAGTTCGATCAGACCACGAATCTGCCGACTGTGACCACGCAGCGCTACCGCCTGCTGTGGATCGACGAGAGGACCGGGCTGGTCAACCTTCAGTTCTATAACCTGGAGGGCGATCCGGTCGGCCCGGACGGTATCCCCTCCGGCCCCATCGAGTTGCAGCTTACCCGCATCCCGTTCGTGATGCTGGACATCGGTGACTCGCTGCTGAAGGACGTGTGTTACCACCAGATCGCCCTCCTGAACCTCGGCAGTTCGGACGTGAACTACGCGCTCAAGGCGAATTTCCCGTTCTACGTCGAGCAGCGCGACCTGCGAGCGGTCGGTTCGCACCTCAAGCCGGCCGCCAACACAGACGGCACGGCCAGCAGCGGCGGGCAGGGATCGGCCGACACCGACATCAAGGTCGGCGTGACGCACGGGCGGGCCTACGACAAGGGCATGAACTCGCCCGAGTTCATCAACCCGTCCGCTGAACCGCTGCGAGCGAGCCTGGAGTTGCAGGCCAAGCTGGAAGCGGACATCCGCAAGCTGATTAACTTGGCCGTTACCAACCTCTCGTCCCGCGCCTCGGCCGAGTCGAAGGCGAAGGACAGCGAAGGGCTGGAAGCCGGCCTGTCGTACATCGGCCTTGTCCTGCAAGGCGCTGAGCAGCAGGTGGCCGAACACTGGGCAGCCTACGAGCACCGCGATGCGAGCAAGCGCACGGTTGCGACGATCAAGTACCCGGACCAGTACAGCCTGAAGACGGACAAGGATCGGGTCGAGGAGGCCAACGAGCTATCCGAATTGATGTTCGCCGTGCCCGGCCGTACCGTGAAGCGTGAGTTGGCCAAGATGATCGTCTCGGCCCTGCTTGCGGGCAAGGTCCACGTCGATACGATCTCCCAGATCGAGAAGGAAATCGACGAGGCCCCGTACACGACGAGCGACCCGGACATCATCAACAGGGCCAAGGAAAACGGCCTCGTCGGTGAGAAGGTGGCGTCGATGGCCCTGGGCTTCGACGAGAACGAATACCTCACGGCCCGGGAGGATCACACGGCCCGGATCAGGAGAATTGCCCAGACCCAATCGGCCGCGATGGGCAAGACGGGTGGCGACCCCGCCTCGCGCGGTGTGGACGATCTCTCGCCCGACCCGGCCAACGCCGGCAAGGAAGAGAAGGAACTGAGTCGAAACACTGACCTTGGACATCATTCGAGAATCTGTCGCCGAGTTCTACATCGGCAGCGGCACGGTCGGTACCACGGCCGCCAAGATTCATTCGGGCAAGGCTGTGGTGAAGGGCGTGGTCGTGAAGGCCGGGAGGAGGCCAATCGCCATCGGTTCGCACTCCGGCGTCGCCTACATTACCGGCTTCAGGCTGAAGGCCGGTGAGCAGAGTCCGACGATCCATATCGACGACCTCGGCAAAGTGTGGGTGGTCGGCCCAAGGGAAGGCTGCGACTACTCCTGGATGGCCGTCTAACCCGGCTGGAGGTTGCGATGGACATTTTCAAGGAACCGGTCGAAAAGCTGTTCTACGACCACAAGACCGTGGGCATGAGGCGCGTGCAGAGCAAGGACTTGAACCGGCTTCGCATGTACCCGTGAGGTGACGCATGGCGATCAACAATACCTTTTACGGCACGCTTGACGAGGCCAACGAATACTTCCTGAGTCGGCTGCACGAGCACGCCTGGACGGCGACATCGACGGCGAACCGCGAGAAGGCGTTGATTGCGGCTCGCCGCCTGATCGACCAACTCAACTTCAAGGGCTACCGACACGCTGTTTACACGCTCTTGCAGTCGAATCCGTCTGCCACGGTCGCCGAGATGCAGGCGGCTGAGGCGGAACAGCAGAACGAGTTTCCGCGAGGCGCGGACACGGACGTGCCGGAAGACATCCGCCGGGCGGCTTACGAGATCGCGCACAGCCTTCTGGACAACAAAGACCCGGAACTGGAGTTGGAGACGCTCGCCGTCACGTCGATGGGCTACGGCGGCGTCCGCACGAGCTACGAACGGAGTCAGATGCCCATCGAACATCTGATAAATCTCATTCCAAATGCGCTGGCGTGGCGTCTCTTGAAGCCGTTCCTGCGGGACGATGACGCCATGAAGCTGTCACGGGTTTCTTAACCCCCGCTGCTTGGCCGGACGCTTGTGCCCCGGCTGCCCAACCGGCAGGGCTGTCATGCCGGGCGAGTCGGAGTCGCCAGACCGCCTACGCGACCATTAAGACTCCTGTATTTCCTTGGCGGGTATCGAGGTTTCACGATGAAGTTGTTCGATCTTTTCCTGTCGCGTGGTCTTCTGGCTTGCTTTGAGGGTGATGGTGCCGGGGCTGGTTCCGAAGGGGCCGGCGATGGCAGCGGGGCCGGTGACGGTGGCAATGCGGGAGCCGGTGACGGTGGCGCTGGCAACAGCGGCGGCGACGACGCTGGCAGAGGCGACGGTGGCGCTGGCAGAGGCAACAGCGGGGCCGGCGAAGGCCGCACGTTCACCCAGGACGACGTGAATCGAATGCTTGCGGAAGATCGCCGCAAGCATCAGGCCCAACTCAAGACGATGGAGACACGACTTCAGGAGGTGCTGAACAGCAAGAACCTGACGGAGAACGAACGAAAGGCGTTGCAGGAAAACTTGGCTGCGGTTCAGGGCCAGTTGCGGAGCAAGGAACAGCAGGCGGCCTTGGAGAAGCAGGAGTTGGAGCAGTCGTATCAGGCGAAACTCACCGAGGCCGAGAAGAAGGCCAAGACGTGGGAGTCGCTGTACCGCGATTCGACCATCCAGCGGAGCCTGCAAGACGCCGCGATCAAGAACGACGCCTTCAGCCCCAGCCAGATCGTCACGCTGCTGAGTCCGATGACGAAAATGGTGGAGAGCCTTGACCCCACGACGCAGCGCCCCACGGGCAAGTACGCGGTCAAGGTCGAAATGCCCGA